TTCAAGAAATGATTTTAATTCGAGTTCAATCGTCTTGCTGGTCTTTTTCACTCCTGAGTTTTTAAACCCGCGAAGTTCATCGATTTCTTTTTGTAATCCGGCTTTCAATTCGGCTGCAAAAGTTTTCACTTCATTTGACGGTGATTTCTTTTGTTTCTGTATTTCAATATCCAAATCATCGAGCTGTTTTTGCATGATTTTTCTGGTTTCTTCCATTGCTGAAAGTTCAGACTTAAGTTTTTCAACTTCGGCTTTGCTTTCCTTTGTAGCAGCGTCAACCGCTTTCTGGAATTCATCATTTTTGAGTTCAATAGCTTTGCCATGTTCGGCTAAAGCATCAAGTAATTCTTTCTTTTCCATTTTGCTATTTACTTTTTAAAGCTGTTAAATATTCGTTTTTAGTACCTGTTAAAGCAGTTAAGATTTCATTCTTTGTAAGCGGCGTATCATTTAAATCAGGTGCAATATTGCGGCGTGATTCTTCGATAAGTGCTGAAATATGATTTTTAACTAATTCTAATTGTTCAAGTTTTGCATCTGTAAATTTGCAGCTCAGTAGGTTTGTGTAAAATATTTCTTCTTTAACCAATTCGTCAAAGTCCAAATCTTCAAGCGATTTAATACCAACAGTTAATGCGTCAGCGTGTGCAGCCCGTTTTGTTAGTGTAGAAGTTTCAAATAATGCAAGTTCTTTTAAATGGTTATATCTGTCATCTGCCATTTGTTCCCTCAATGTAGAATAGCCGATTGAATGCCCCATTGATTTTCCGGCTTCTGCCATTGCCTTATATTCTTCGTATGTTTCTAAACCTAATTGAGTTTTTAGAATTAACTTAGAAGTAACCAATAGCCCGTAATCATCCTCTTTTAATTCCTGAATAACACCCGGCATTTTTTCAGGGTCATGATTTTTATAATGCTGTATTTCTCTAAACCCCTCTGATATGGTTTTCTTATAAGCACCTTTTTCGACAATATCTTTTACTTTGTCAGGCGTTCCAAATACAGAAGCATAAAAAAGAACAGTTCCTTTTTCATCAATATCTTTGACCTGAGTTAAACATGATTTGTATAGTAATCCTCTGTTTTTTAATTTAACCTTATCCATTATAGATGAAATTTATATTATTGCAAAGTTAGTCAATTTTATTTAATAGATAATATCTATAATATTATTTCGTGCATTATACTGCAACGACAATTAATCACTTCTTCAGCCGCCCCATTTGGGTCGCCGGGATACAATAATCCATTCGGAAAAGTATCGTTTGGATTCAATCCATCGACTGAGTTTGAATATTTCTCAGCTTCAATATGTGTTTCCCTTACTCCCGGTAGTCCAGAAGTTGACCAAAATTTTTTGTAATTCAATCCAGTTCTTTCGGCTGCCTCTGTTGATGCCTGATTGCTTGCGCTTATCATTTCAGTTTGTGCAATTGCGCGCGCCCTCGCATATCCATTGCCACGCAAACTATCCCCAACTGACTTATAAATCTTTGAGGTTATTTCAGATATTCCCCAACCTTCGGTATCTGCAACGTCAAGAACGTCCCGAATAGCCTGTTTAATAGTTTCCTGACTTGTTGCCGTGATTGTCTTAATCTTTTTCCCGGCTGTTGTATTTACAATCTCGGTTAGTTTAGATTGAAAGATTGAATTTAAAACAGTTTGTTTGTCCGTTTGTTCGGCTTTCTTTCCTTCCTGTTTTTCTAAATGTTCGTATTCCATAACTGCCAAAGTAGATGACATTGGATAGAATGTATTGAAAAAGTGTTTTGTAATTGATTCAGGTATTTCTATTCTGTCATATTGATTTACGCCAACGGTATGAAGTTTATCGAGAAAGTATTGGTATTGTGATTTTATCATAGATTTTGCCAATGATATACCTTTGCGCTCGATTTTATCCCGAACCCTTAATTTCTGCCTTTCAAACTGTTTTGTTGAATTTTTCATTAACTCAAAACATATTCGACTGTTCCGGTCGTTGCACCTGCAAAAAGTATTCTATAATAAGTTCTTGGAATACCTGAAAAGCCATTGAAATTAACAGCTCCGTCAACTAAAGTACCTTCAATATCAGTCCCGGCCTCTGTTGCATTATCCCAGTTAGTTTTGTCGTTTGAAAACTGTAAATTAAAGGTAGTATTTGCGCTCAAATTGTCGCAAAGTAACTGAACACCAAAAAGCCCGTTTAATGGTACAATCCCGTTAATATACCTAACTGTTGCTAAACTTATTGAACCTGATTTCATTGTTTTTATTTTAAATTGTTATAATCTGAAAAATCTTTATTTGGGTCTGTCAAATCTTCACCCCCATATTCAGAAAGGAAACTATCACCCATTGGAATAATTGGTTCATCCATGATTGGATTATCAATTGTACTTTTACCAGTTGCTTCCCTTATTTCGTTTCCGGTCCAACGTGCCGCCCTCATCCATGCAACTTTAGTTTCAATTCCTTCTTGCAACTCTTCCACGTCCGAATAATCAAACATAAAAACATAGTCTTTATATGCTTCTACATTATCAATTAAGCAGGCATTAATAGTTTGCTGAACCCTTTCAAGGTTTGGAATAATACAATCAGTCCATGCCGATTTACGAGCTGTTGATTTGTTATTATAGGTTGAACCTGTCGGGTCATTCATTAAGTCAACCGGAAACCCGTAAACATTGCAAAGTGTTCTAACTCCGTCTCTTGAACTTTCGATAATTTCCAAATCAGCAAGTTTATTACCGAGCTCAAGTTTTCCCATTTTGTCTTTTAAAACCAATGGTAATCCCCTTGTTTTTTCGCTTGATGACTTTTTAATTTCTTTGATTATTTCAGCCCGTTGCGGGTCTGTCATTCGGTTTTGATTTGCATCAATAGAGTTTGCAGAACCTGTAATATCTTTGTAAAGGATATAAGGCGCACCCTGGTTGTTTAACTGTTTAAGTGAAGTTAACTCAATCTCATTCAATTTTGATACGATCTTTGCAGCCGCCCGAAGCGGTGAAAGTCCATGTAAACTCTTTTCTTCTTTTGCTAATGGGTTGAATAATTTAGAATGATAAACCTCTGACTTTTCAAATTCGATATTGTAAGAACCCTCAATCTTGTAACCCCGAACCGGGCTAAACAAAGTCCCCTCAATTATTTCAACTTCTGGACTTGGCAGCTCAAATAGTTCGTTTACTTTTCCTTTATTGATTCCTGTTTGTAGTGCAGGACGGTAAACAAAAAACTCTCCAATCGTAAGCAAATAGACCAAATGAGCCGTAATAAAATCATCAGTATAAGTATCGTCATTGACTTTTTTTGTGAATCTCAAAAGTTCGTGTTCGGTTACTTCGTCAAGTTCTCCTGATTTGTTTTTCTTGTACAGTTTAAGATATGCCTGTTTACGCATGTTGTCAATCCGTGTGATAATCGAATAAACAGAAGCATTGCCGGCATAACCGTTTTGAATATAAGAAACAGCATTTTCAGGCATTATGTTTGCCTGTCCTGAATGTATGTCGTATTGATAAAGTGCTGTATATAATTTCTTTCTAAAGACCGAAGGAATGAAATCTAATAGACCCATTTTGATAGATTTTATTTATTGCAAAGATATAAAATAAATAAATAACCTATACAAATAATTTTGAGATAAAAAAAGCAGGCTACTTTTAATAACCTGCTTAATCGCTCAACCGGCTTTACACTAACGGACTCCGCCCCCCGTCGGGTGATTAATCCCTCTACTCTTTCGAGCGTGCAAATCATGCCATAAATGGGTCTTATTGAGCCTTTACAAATGTATAATTTATTTTTCAAGTTCAAACAATACTCCGAATAAACTTGCAAGAATAATGATTGTTAATATGGTTACCATGAGCAAATATAGTTATCCATTCCAGTATATGGGTCTTTATTAGAGTGAACCTTGTAACCCATTTCAATCAATTTAATTATTGTCTCTTTTGAGGCATTCATTAATTGAATAAATGAATGTCCACAACTTGCTGAATTTTCAATATTTTTTAATACTGAATCAAAACTTTGTGCGTTGTGATCGCTTAACGACCTTGCTTCTTTTGCATTCATAATTCTAATTTTTAATGTTGTTAAAATGATTAATATAATGTTCTGATTCTCTCAGAATAAATTCACGTTCCTGTTTTAAAATCTGCTTTTCCTTTTCTGTTTTGCCGCTTCGGCTGGTTAAATGATATTTTCCGCAAAGTTTACATTTGTACGGCGTTAATTCTGGATGACCTATTTCTCTGTTTTGCAAACTTAATTCGATTGCCGACTTTTCGGCTTTCC